TTTTGCCATAATAAATATTAAGTTATTTGTTTTTCAGCTTTATTTGCAGCTTTTTCCCAAGGCAAAGCTGAAGAGCCTTCAATATATAATTTTCCTTTATAATTTATTTTTTTATTAGGAGTTCTTGCGTATTTATTACCATCCCAATAAATAAATTTTTTATCATAGTTTAACTTACCAGATTTCATATCAGCTATATGCTTTTTTTCATGAGCTATAACTTCTTTTTTCTTTTTATCCGGTAATCCATTAGCAATTTCAATAGTACCATCTTTATTAGCTCTACCTAATACACCATTGGGTAATTCTTTTTTAAATAAAGGCAAACCTTTTTGAATTCTTTTTTTAGCGTATTCTTTTCGCTCTTTTTTATCCATTTTTTGGTAAGCTTGCATTCTTCTAAGCTTAGGACTAATTTTAGGACCATATTTTTTCATAAAAGCTTTTTTAACTTTATCAGCTTTCTTTTGCTCTTTATCTTTTTTTTGTTGAGCTTGTATCATTCCTAAATCCCATTCACTGTAACCCAATGCTAAACCTATAGATTGCCATGTTTCAGTGTCTTGATCTACTGCAACTTTTAAGTTATTCATTTTACGTACAGCTCTATCTAAAGGTATATTAGCTAAAGCAGAAACAGTTTGACCCGCAGCCATATAAGCCGGATTGTCAATATCAAAACCTCTAGTTTTCATTTTTTCAATCTCTTGCTTATAAGTAAATGTTCTACCCACAGATTGTAACTTCCTTATTTTAGAATCTATAGGAGGTGATATACTTGTTATTTTAGCTGCTGCTTTAGTATAATCAGGTCTTCCGCTATTGTATTGTTTAATAGCTTCCATAACAATATTTTTAATCATTGCTACACCCGCCCCATATACACCAGAACCTCTTAATAAAGTATCAGCAATACCGTTGCCAATTCTACCGATCTTTTCTTTTTCGTTGTTGTCTTCTTCGTCAGAAAATAACATTGCAAACATTGCAGACTGTAAAGCTGTAAATATAATATTTTGAACAGCTCCATAATAAGCAAGTTTAGAAAGATTAGTCTTCCAATCACCTCGACCATTAATAAGATCTAAGGCAGCTTTTTTGGTTAACCTGGTATATTGCATAGGTGTGTTAGCAAAAGCTAATACAACGCGTCCTAATGGGCTCGCTTGCTGCATTGAAACTCTATCTGGTCTTGACGATTGTTGAGACTCCTCAGTAGTTTCTTTAAAATCTAAAAAAGCTTGCTCTTTTGCTTGTTCTTTAGTAAGTCCATCTTTCATTAATGACTTAATCCTATTTCTATAAAAAGCAGCACCTCCTATAGAAATTGCAAAACTATCTGCAAGTTGAGTTGGTAAAAATCCTTTCTTTAAAATAGCAGACAATGCAGCTCTAACTTTATTATCAGAAGTTGAAGCAGCTCTAGCTATTTCATCTGCATTAACATCAGTTTTTAATCCGCCTCTTCTTTGCTTTAAAAAATCAGAATTAAATATTTCTGAAAAGTCAGACCAGTATTGTTTTTGATTTGCAAACGCAGCAGCAACTCTTAATGGATTATTATCCGTAAAATTTAAATAGTTAACCGCTGATATTGTTTGTAACAATGCAGATCTTGTATTAAAGAACATTATAGTACCTACAGAATCATTAACCCAGTTCATAAACTGATTAGTCAATTTATTAGCACCGGTTGGTCTATTACGACCCGTTTTCATTCTATAAAGCATGTCACTTAAAGCTTCAGTGTAGTCTTCACCATAAATAGCCTTAAGTTTATTCATATTGTCTTTGCTATACACAGTATCTACATTATCTTGCCATTGCTTTAAATACTGCTCTCTACTAGCTGTATTAGTATAATTAACTAAATCAGTAGTTATTGTGCCTGCTAACCAATCCCCTGTAGGTGCTGGATAACCATCTAAAGTTAAACCCTGTATCTGTTCTGCAAAACTTTTTAATTCAGGTTTGCTATCAATATATTTATTTACTGCTTCAATATCTTTTTTAGCAACATTTTCAGGTAGCATGCCTTGCTGATCCCATAAATATAATCTTATAGCTTCTTCATTAGTAAAATCTCTTACAGCTTCTTTACCTAATTTAGCAGGGGAATTTTTAATTTGTTTTTTAAGTTCAGTCCATTGCGTCATAGACTGTTGCTTAGCTATTTCAAAATCACGAATTCCTCTTGCATAAACATCAGTAATATTTTCTTTATACCATTTAAGATTTTTATCGCCTTCAGCGCCTTTGCCTAGCGTAGGATATACTAATCCCATATAATCTTCTGCTGAATAAGGAACAAAAAACTTAAAAGGATTATTTTTCTTTCCAAGTTTTATAGCCCTAGCTTCAGAATATGTAGCGTCAGAAGCAACGCCTTTAACTCTTTCAATCATTTTATTAAAATCTTGATTAAGAGATTTCGATGATTTTATTTGCGTTGTTGATTGCCCTGTAGCATCTATATTATATGCTTCAGCAATACTTCTTCCATCTAAAAGTTCTATACCATTAGGATCTATACCTCCATTAAATAATGCAACATTTGGATTAAAATATCTTTCAAGAAAGCTACTAGAAAACACTAAAAAGCCCTCATTCATAGATGTTCTATATCCTGCAGATGTAATTTTTGTATCATCATTTTTATCTAACGCTATTAATTTAAAGTTATTAATAATCGCATTATAATCTAAACTAAATTTTCTGCTTTTATCTAAAGCGCTGTCTAGTAGATACATATAAGCACCTGTTTGAGGCATAGCATGCTCCCACTCAACTAATTTAAATTTACCTTTATTTGTTGTATACCCTTTTGGATTTTTGCTAAAACCAAAAAATTGAGCACCTAATCTATTAGGGTGAAAATCATTATTAGCAGATAGTTTCATATATTGAGCAAAAGCTACAGCAGTTCCCGAAGTATCTTCATTGTTTTTAATAGCTTCATTTATTCTACTCCACATTTCTCTATGAATTGTTCCCCATTTTTTATTAAATGCAGCTATTTTACCAGATTCATTATTTTTTTTAAAATCATTTTCATTTTTTCCAATTTCAGAATCATATCCCGCAAATTTATAATTTTCAATAGGTTTACCATCTACTAAAATAGATTTGCCATATCCTTTGAAATTTCTTAATTTTTGTACTTCATCAATATAAAACTTTTTAAGTTTTTTTCTAGTATCTTTATCAACGGTTCTATCAAAAGCTAATTCTCTACCAGAAGCGCCAGAATTAGAAAAAATATTCATTGTTTTAGCTTCAGAAAAAAAGAAAAATTCTTTTGGAAATAATGGTAATAAAAATTTTTTATAACCTTCCATTAAATTTTTTATATCTTCTTCGTCTTTAATTTTTGGTAGCTCAGTTTTTAAATGCTTTCGTAAAACCTGATTTACATCCCCATTATATAATCTAAATTGTCTATCTAATCTAGATTTAACTTTTTCATTTGCTTTATAACTTTTGCTAGCTAAAATAACCCCGTGTTTTCTTTTAAAAGCCTCAGCTGTAGCAGGATCTTTTTTAGCAAAATCAATTCTAGCTTCGTTTGCTATTTGTCTAGCTATAGCATTGTTTAAAGATTTTTTACGATCAGCTCTTGTTGATGCTTTTTCATTAGTAGCTTCATAATAATCTATAAACTCTTCTTTTGTTGGCGGATTAGCATTCCAATCTGCAGATACACCACCTCCTTTTTGAAAATCTATATTATTTAAAGCAGCATCTAATAAACTCTCATAGTTTTTATCTAAATATTTAGAAAAATCATTAGAGTTTTTAGTGTTTTTACCTAATAAATTTTTTACGTCATCAAATAACTGCTTTGAAAATATATCATTAAAAGCTTTATTCCTAGCAGAAAGTTTTTTAAGATCTGATACTTCTTTACCCTCTAACGCTTTATCTGCCTTTATAGAAGCAAGCTCTGCTAATTTATCTTTCTTTTTAACAATATTAGATGCTTCTGGTATATTTAAAGCTTCAATTATAGATTTTTTAGTTGAAACTTCATCTGGAGATTTTTCTTCAGTAGTCACAGCTTTTGCTTCTGTAACGTCTGTTGTTATACCAGCACCACCCTTTTCAGCTATTGATTCAATACCTAAATTTTTAGCTAATCTATTGGATCTTTGAAAAGCTCTAATGCCCACAAACTTGTCTAAATCTTGTTTAGCCGGATCATATTCTTGATCTACTATGGTTGCTAAGTCAGAGATCATTGCATTTTTGTAGTCAGCTCTGCTAACGCTTTGTTTAGCTTCTGCTGGAATTGGATCATATAATCTTTTTGTTATAGATTCAACTATAGGTGCAACTTCTTGTCCAAATTCTGATTTTGTAAATTCAAAAGTTTCTTGACCTTGCGGCGTTTTAAGCAAACTTTGTTGAATTAAAGTTCTTTTATCACCATACTTTTCTAATAAACCTTTTAAATTTGAACGAGATTCTTTTATTACAGACTCAGCTTGTTTTTCTGCATCTTTAACTAATTTACCCTCAAATCCTTCTTTAGCTCCTTGTATTATAGATTGCCTTAAACCACCTTTAGATATATCTTTATTATAATCTTTTATAAAATTATATACATCTCTACCAGTGTTAAATTTCTTTTTAAGACCTACACCCTCAAGTATTCTTCTAACACCATCACCAAGTTTAGTAAAAATATTTTCATTATATTTTATATCACCTGTAGCAACAGCGTCTGAAAATAAAGCAAGCACTTCTTCCCCCTGAACAGCTGTTGATTCATCAGCATATAACTGTAATCTTTTTTTAAAATTAGAATCAGCTACTTCTTCAATGTTGATTTTAGATATTTCTTTTCCTAAAGCAATACCTAAATTTTCCGCTGTTTCGGTACTTCCCTTTAAAGTGTTATACAATACACCATGAAGTAATTCATGTGAAGCAACATTTACAGCCTGATTATCAGTGTCCATTGCAACTTCATCATTTATTATTATTTCTTGAGTACCATCAAAGTTTTGAATAATAAATCCATCATTTGATTCTGCTAATACTTTAGATTTTTTAGTTTTTCTTTTATCTTTAGAAAGTATATAGTCTTCAACTTCTTTCGTAGTTTTGAATCTTTTAAAATCAATACCTAATTCTTCAGCTTGTTTTTTAGCTGTTTCAGTTGTTTTTTCAAATTTATCTTTTATAGCTGTTTCTAATATATTTTCATTCAATACATTAAGTTCAGCTATTCTTTCTCTTGTTGAAGTTTCAGCTTCAGGAGTAGTTTGTGTTTCTAATGTTTTTTCTGCAGTTTCAATTTCAGCTGCATTTTTTGCGTATTCAGATAAATTATTCTTATCAAGAGCAGATAAGCCTAAAGAAACTTGTTTTTTAGTTTTAACTAATTCATTGGTTTGCTCTTGTATTTTATTAAACAGTATATCTTTTTGGTATTCATCTTCTGTTTCTTCAAGAGCTTTTGCATTTTTTGATATGTCTTCTGTAAGTATTTCTACTTTTCTTTTTTGTGCTTGAGGAGCAAGTATTTCTTCAGCTCTATTTCTTACAGCAGTATTATTACCTAACTGTCCTACAGTACTTATAGTACCACCCATAAATCCACCAATAATTCCAGCATCAATAATATTATTCATATTGTTGCTTACTGTTTTAACTAAATTATCATCGGCTCTTCCTTCAATTTCACCTATACCGGTACCCAATAAACCATAAGCATCGTTTATTGTTTGTGTTAATTCTGTTGCAGCCTCTGATCCAGCTTCACCTAAATAACCTAATCCAACTTTTTTAGCAATATTTCCAGCACTTTGATTTAAAAACTCTTTAGCTGCTTTAGCGCCCATTTGACCGTTTATAAAACCTGCTTTTTTAAGAATACCTCTTGTAACAAGTTCAAAACCAGCTTCTGTTGCTCCACTTACAACAGCATTAGCAGCTAAATTAGCCGTAGTTGCTTTTGGGTTTTTTTCTAATTCTTCATCAAATTTATTTCCTGCTACACTAGCACCAAATAAAGCAATACCCCCATAGCCTGTTAATGCTGCTAATACAGAAGGAACTGATTCTAAAGCTCCCCCCACGGTTAATTCCGCAGCTTCTCCAATATTACCATTTTTAATTGCCTCAGTAACACTTTTATTTTCTAATTCATCATCTCTTACGTATTGAGTAAGCCAATCAATACCCTCTTCAAAATTATCTGTACTAGGTAAAGCTAAACCTGGAACACCTCTTTCTACAGTATCATACAAAGCCTGTCTTTCTTTTGAGGTCATATCAGGGTCAAACACATTAGCCGCGCTAACTATCATAGCATCTTTAGCACTTGACAACCCTTTTGCCGCTGTAAGAAAACCTCTTGCTGTTCTAGCAGCTAATGATTGTAATACATTAGGTTCATCCTCTTCTTTACTTTGTAATTCCGAAGAACCACTTCCCAACTGCGATCCCATATCGGGTTTTAGCCCTGCTGCAGGTGCAGTTGTCTCCGCAACAGGTGCTTGCTTTTCCACTTGAACTTCTTGTTCTTGTAAAGTAGCATTAGGAAATTTTTTAAGAAATTCTTCTTCTCTATTAGGAGCTACATTGTATTGTGCTCCGTCTACAATATAAATTTTATTCATATTATTAATTTGCAAAGTCGTTATTTATTTGAGCTTGTCCTATTCCCTGCATTTCTGTTATAGGGTCATTAGTACCTGTTTTAGTTCCTGCGGGCATAGGTTTTCTGCTAAATGATTCCATTCCTGTTGCTGCATACATTTTTTTGTACACATTATCTAAATCATTAAAATCATCTATATAAACCTGCACAGGAGTTCTTCTATTAGCAGGTAGTTTTTCATTAACAATTTCGTAACCTAAAAACCTACCTGGTATTATTTCACCATCAGCACCTATAGAAGGTTCTGTATAAATAGGTTTAGGATTACTAAAACCTTTTTCTATAAGACTTGTTTTTACATCGCTAATAAACTTACCTGGTTTAGTAGCAAGCTCTTGCTTAAACATATAGTTTTTTGAAAGAGGATCATTTTCATTATTATTATTAATAGTTGCAGCAGGCATGTTATCTATTGTATTTTTAACATCCCTTCTATTATCAATTTTTTCTTTATATTGTTCGTATTGATCTTGTCTTGCTCTACGCTCAGTGCTAACAGCTTTTTGGTTAATACCGTACATAGATTCTGCTTTTTGCAACCACTTTTGTTGTAATAATCTATCACCTTCGGTAACAATACCATCTGCTTTTTCTTGAGGCGTTAATTGATCTTCGTCAATAACTGCGGTAAAAAGTTCTTTAGCTCTTCTTGATGGTATACCAAAATGGTCAACTAGTAAAGCTGCACTCTTTCTTTCCTTATTACCGGGCCCAGCAGTATTTATAAGATCAGTTAAAGAGTCACTAGCTATATCTGCAGCACTTAAACCTTGACCTCCAATACCTGAAGGACTAGTATTAAAATCTAATATATTGCCCGACGGTCCTGCATTTAAGTTTACAGATGACTTTAGTATAGTATCTACATCGTCTTTAACTTGAAGTTTTTTAGATAACTCACTAAATTGACTTGCGGCAACTTGATATGGTTTACCATCAACAGTTTCAGATACCCAAGTAGTAACTCCATTAATATTTTCAAATCTACCTTTAGGTGATCCTCTTCGCATATCTTCAGCCATACCTAGTAATTCAGGCGAATTATAATCTGAAAATGTACCGTTTTCTATAGCTGTATTTACACCGCCTAAAAAAGCCTTAGCCTCCTGATCCATGTTTTTAATACTCCCGACCTCTCCTTTTAACTTAGCCATAGCTGCAGAATATGATGTCATATCCCCCGTTCTTTTAAGCTCTTTATTTAAATAAGCAGCTTGATCAGCAATAGACCTTCCAGCAGCAGTCATGATTTCATCCATTCCCTGCACACCAGCTGTAGGCATAATATTTAAATCATCCATATCTTGCGCCATTTTTTGCGCATAGTTGTAATTTAAAATATTTCTTTTAAGTTGCCTATCTCTTTTGTTTTCAGCTCTGTCAGCCATTAATCGGCGCTCTGCTATAGAATCGTCTATAGCTTGTCCAATCATCTGTTGGCTTTTAGCACCACCAGGCTTGTATTCAAATTCTTTTGACCAAAAGTCGTAATTATAGTTTGCCATATTATTATCCTCCTAAACCTGTTTTTTCCATAAATCCTGAAACTTTATCCCCAAAAAGTCCTCCCGTTGCTGCACCTATCGCGGCGTTAGCAACACCGGCTATACCGCCAATAAGGTCTGATTTAGCTTCTGCTCTTGCCGCATCAGCAGCATTACTTCTTGCCATTGCTCTACTTGTTTGATCTTGTAATCTATCAAAATCAAATTGTTGTACAGCAGCTTCACCCTGTCTTTCCATAACATCTGTTTGGAACTGATATTTAGCATTAGCCATTTCGCCTTGATTAGAAGCGTTTGCTCCAAACCTAGCAGCTTGATTTTGCGCTTGTTGATTAGCTAATGCAAATTGATTTTCTGCACCAAACTGTGTTCTTGCAAATTGATTTTGCTGACCAGCATTGAATTGATTCATTTGATTTGCCGCGCCAAACTGAGCTAGTGAAAATTGATTAGCAGATTGAGCACCAAACCTTGCAGCCTGGTTTTGAGCCTGAGCACCAAACCTTGCGGCTTGATTCTGGGCTTGTGCTCCAAACATAGCTGCTTTATTTTGAGCACCAACATTAAATTGACCTTGACCTAAATCAAATTTAGAAGCTAAGTTACCTTGAGCAAGTTGAGCTCTTTGTAATTCACCTTCCCCTTGAGCTCTAAGCATTTCATTTCTTTTAACCTGTTGGTCTATAGATGCAGAAACTCCAGCTTTTGATTTTGCAGCGGCTGCTGCGAGTGCTGTAGCGCCTCCAGCTCCTGTGCCTGCTTGTGCAGCTAAATCTTGTGATGCTGCTAATGCCTGATCAGCCTCTCTAGCTTGCATATCTGCAGCTGCTGTTGAAACTTGAAGATTAGCCATTGTGTTAGTTAACCCTGTATTAGCTCCTCTAGCTAAACCAGCAACATTTGTACCTTGAGCATCATAACCTTGAGAATCATATCCTTGCGCTGTATAACCTTGCGAAGGTGCTAATTGTGCTAACTGAGCTTGTTGTGCTGGGCCTAATTGTCCTACTTGAGCCTGAGAAGGGTCATACCCGGACATTGATATGTTAGGGGTATCCATTCCCGCGTATACATTTTGTAAATTAAATGCATCTTGTCTTCCTCTTGCTTGGTCTAAACCTCTATTTGCAGTTTTTTGTTCTTCTCTTCTTTTTCTACCTCCAAAAAGCGATGCTACACCTTTTACTATATCTCCCATTAGTATTTTAGTATTAATTCATAAGATGGAGTTTTATCACAATAATACTCCGCCTTTTTATATTTTTCTAATAATCTACCTGGTTTTGCCCATGCAAATGCATATTTATAACCTAAGTCTTCAGCAAAATCAGTTGTAAAATCTACTAAGAGTTGCAATGCATCACTTCTGTCTGTATCCCGATAAGATATATCACTTACTACAACAGCTGGAATTGCCATCTTACTATTTGTCATCCATAGCCACATGGCTGCAATAGGATCATCTCCTTTGCATACCATAAAGCCACCTAGTCCTTCTCTTTTGTCTTCTTGTTTATCACCTAGTTGAAATGCACCGGGTAAAAAGTCACGAGGGAAGCCTTCAGAACCATAAGCTTCCCACCAACTTGGTATTAAATCCCAATCGGATTCTTGTAATTTTCTTACTTGTAATTGCATATAATTTAATTCGATGAATTTACCGCTTCCGAGTTTACCGCAAACAGCTCTGTTTTATTTATAGCCTTATTAATAGGCAAATTTAATCTTACTTTTGCAAAAACACCTTTTATTCCTGCAACTAATTTTTTACTATCAACAACTACAGCGCCATTAACAACTTTATATGTAGTTTGCTCAGAAACTATAGGTGCAAAATATTTGCCTTCTTTTTCTTCAAAAGGAAAATTTATTATATCGCTCATGATTGTGTTATATTAATAGTTGAATTAGAAACACCCGTCACTCTTCCATTGTTATTACTTATAACAACAGTACCTGTTCTTTGTGAGCCAGTTCCATTATCAGATGCTCCAATTGTAAATTGTCCTAATTTATTTATTGGTTGTGCACCCGTACTTCCATTTATTAATATCCATGAATCACTTGGCGTAACCAATATATCTATATTTGCTTGCTCTGTTATTACATCCCCAATAATTAAATTAACAGCGGAGGTTGTAGTAAAAGTGTGAGCTGATGGATATACTCCTAAAGCAGCATCAACTTCACCGTTACCAGCTAATGTTGATTGTATTAAGTTAGATTGATATACGGGTAAAATTTGTATTGAAATATCTAAAGTATCTTGCAAACTAGATAATGTTTTACTTGAAGTAAATCCTGAAGCATTCATAGATAGACTATAAGCGTCTTCTAAAAGAACTTTAGTAGTAGCACTTGCTGTAATTCTTATACTAGCCTGTCTAGTAGCTAAAGAATCATACGGAAAAGTTTTATAAACAACCCCTGTAGTAACTCCAGAAGGAGGAGTTAAAGTTCCTACATTAGGTGCTACCCATGTTACATCATACTTAGCTTTAGCGGGCCCACTCACGCCTATAGTGTTATTTGTAGGATTTGAGGGTACAGTTATTGGAATAGAGAATTGAACATTGTCAAATGCCCTAGAATGTTCAAAAAGCAATATATTAGTAGAACCTCCCATTAAACTATGATTACTACAGTAGTAATAAAGATTTGGTGTTGTACTTGTTATCACTATTGATGTATTGGCTCCTGCTTGACCAGGGGTTCCTGTATGAGTAACTCCTGTTGTATATTCAGAACCTCCTCCGTGAGTTCCATTATCTGTAGTACTAAATCTTATAGGGTGACCAGAATTACTTGAATCGGATTGATCAAATACATAAGTTTTACCAACTGTAAAAGTTATTATATTTTGTTTTATATCATCTACAGTATATCTATTTCCTTCTGTATAATTTACAACTTTTATAGTTTTATTTATAGATCCTGATATACTACTATTATTTAATGTAGATAATCCTGATGTATTTATAGATATATTTCCTTCTTCAATATAATAATTATTTTCTGCGTCTATAGTAAAAGATGCCGTGTTTAAACCGGCTGTAGTAAAAGTTTGAACAGCAGGGCTAACGCTTGCATTACTAACAGAATCACCTGTGTTAATTGTTAACAATGCTACAGTAAACGCTAACGAAGCACCTGCACCACCTACATTAAGATTTTGTATAGAATCAGAAGTGCCAACAATATGTTCGACTAAAAAAGCAAGCTTATTATTAACTATAGCCGAAGGATTAGTTACAGTTAAATTATTGTTTCCAGTAAGAGTAACATCATTAACACTATTAAATTTATAGTCTGAGCTTTTAGGCTCAACAAATACAACCCACTTAATTAAAGAGCCTGTAATAGCATTTATTGATCTTTCTCCTGATAATATACTATTGTTTGAAACGCCTTGAAGTCTTAATATTGTATTAAACGCTTGTGTTGTTGTTGGTAAAACCCCAGCGCTAGATATATCTGTGTTAATAAAGCTTATATTCCAGCCTTCTGTTCCTTCGTAACCAATAGTATTAAATTGTTTAACCAAAGAAGGAGCATCATTAAATATAGTTTCTATATAAGATTCTTGAGTTCCTAAATTATAAAAATTATTTCTATTAACATCTTCAGAATTATGTTGCCATAATTTACCTTCATAAAAAGTATAATAAGTATTATTTAAACTTACTCCTGATTCTTTTTGAAAAGATTTAAAACTTGTCCAACCTTGTGCATTTTCATCAAAAGATATTGTAAAATAATTATCGTTAGATGTAGCTACATTAGTGTCAATGTTGCTTGAATAAGATTCTCCTGTAATAGTTAAGTTGTACAACCCATGATACTCGTCGTAAGAACCAATAATTTTAGTTGCACTTTTTAAAGAGTCTCTAAAAAAATCACTCATTCCAAAATTTGATATTTCTGTAATACCATTTTGTGCTAATCTTAAAACGCTTCCTCTGTTTTTATCTGTAAAATATTTAACAAAACCAAATGTTGCAAAAGATTCAGGATTGCTAGAAATACCAAATTCACCTGCATATGGTGCTATTGTTCCTAAAAATTGTGTATTACTAGTAACAGGAATAGCTCCTCCTTCTGCAGCATATATAAAGTTTTTATCTATAGGTGATCTTGAAACCTTATCTTCTTGACAAATAACTATTTGAGTATCATCAGCAAATAGCTTTTGTATAGAACCATCATGGGGATCTAAAGATATTGTTAATCCTCCTTCAGATTCATTAAATTGATTTATATAGTTTACATTTGTTCTTGAATTAAAAAGACCACTAGAATGTATTAAAGTATTAAATCTTCTTTCTTCTGCAAAATTTTCTTGAACAACAAAAGCTCTAACTCCTACATCAAAAGCTGTTTCGTTAAATCCAGCTCTTAATCTGTTTGTTTCAATATGTGTACCTGATTGAAAAGTTAACAAATAACAATTAAAAAACTCTATATCAATAGCAGTTGTTGTTAATTGAGAAATTTCTCCACCTGTTGATGTTTCAAAGAATATATCTAAATCTGACTCTACTGGTTTTGTTTCAAAAACCGCTAATCCAGATGTAGCTGATCCTGTTGAAACTGTTGCATCACCTGTAGGATTTGATATAGATCTTACTTTAGTTAACGTTGAAGTTGTTTGATTTGAACCAGAGAGAACTTTTGGAAATACAGAAATATTTGTAGGAGATATTGTAGAAGATGTACTAGGAGGTATAACAGCCGTTTGATCTCTTGGTATTTTATTAATACTATCACCTAATCTCGCAACGTTATCTTGAGAATTAACAATTGAAATCCAATTATAATATTCTTGTTCTCTTTGTTTTACAACAATTCTATAAGAATAAGCCCATCCTAAGTTTTGCAATGTGTTTATAGTAACTTGAGAAAATGCTATACGCAAAGCATTAAAAGCTGTTGTTGAGTCTGATTCACCTGTTCCTGCATCAACAAAAACAGTATCACCACCAGAATTTGATAATATAACTGGTGATTGTCTTCCGTATTTGTCTGCTAATACAACACCAACTTGATATGTTCTTCTTGATTTAACAGACAAACTGTCTATTTGTGTATATCTTGCTGAATCTTCTCCTGTTCTAGTTACAGTAAAATCTATATCAGGTATATTATAATTTTGTAAAAAGTTACCATATATAAGTCTTCCACCTGCGAGCTCTTGGGATTTTGCAATTCTAGGAACTGCATCGTAAACCCTAGTTAGTTGATCTGGCGGTAAGGTTTTAAATGGATCTTGTGATTTATAAAAAAAGTTAACACTAGTTTCTGTTGTTATAGATTTATCTTCAACCACATATAATGTGCTAGATCCTGTTTCTTTATATATTAATTCTGCATTTACTATACCAAAACCTGACGGTGTAGGAATAGATAATTGCACAGATTTTATTGCATTTACAAAAGTTTCAATTTCTCCAAAATCACTTATTGAAGAAGATACAGTATCAATATTACCCAGTCTTGAAAAGCATATAGGTGTAAATGGAGCTAATGTACTATATTCTCCATCTTCATATTGCCATCTATATGAAAATCTAACTAATTTATTTTCTAAAAAGTTAGATGTAATTGGGTTTCCAGCTTCATCATTTGCACCCACAGATAGTATTTCAGGAGCTTCAAATGGATTATATTTAGCTACAGATATTAAATCATCAACATCAGTTATATTATAGTATCCAGGCTCATTTAAAGCTGTTTGTACATTTATTTTTCTAGGTGGATTTCTATCATCTGTCCAAAATAATAAAGTATCAACTATGTTTATACCGGTTATAGGATGGTTCTTATGAAAATTTAAAGCAGCACAGTTAACTAATATAGTACTTTTTTCAGCTTTTTGATCATATTCTATAATTTGATGTGATCCAGTATTGCTTTCATCAAAAGAATCATTTGATGTAATGTAATAGTAAATTTTTTCAGTACCTGTGTCTTTATAAGATCCAATTACAGTGGCATTATTTACAAGAGTAGTGTTTATAAGTTTATTTCCTAATAAGTTTTCAACAGCGCCCATATCTGAACCCTCTGATTTACTTACGTTTATATTTAAAGCTTCTCGATATTCACCGGCCGGTACTAATCTATCATCTAAATCGCGATTCATTTTACTCGCGTTAAAGAGTCTTTTAATTTCTGGCATAGAATTTTATTAGTGTTTTATCCATTTTGATTTATTACGCAATACTTGAGACATTTCAGAAACTTTCATATTTGAAAGTCTTATCTTTGCATTTCGCATTTTAGCTGAAGCTTCTTTTTTATACAAACCAGCTGCACCTGCTGCTGAGCTTCTTACTTTAGAAAGATTATAAAGTATTGATGAATATACAGCATCTTCTGCTAACTTAGGAACTAAAACATTATCAAAGTTACCATTATCACCTAAACCATCAGATACATAGGTCAATGTAATAAAGTTATTTTGTTGAAAAGCTGCATCAAGATAAATTTTTCCTGCTTCTAAGTCTAATATAAAACTACCGTTTATATTTTGTAATTCAGGTGTTAAACCATATCTTTGTCCATAATATTGAAAATCGTCAGTATCAAAATACCCATTGTAATAATCTTTTGTTCTTTCTATATCAAATGTTTTTGCAGCAGATTGATATTTTTCTAAAGTTTCTGATGTTTCTTTAAAAGCTATATTACCGGATTGATCATATATATATTTATAGTCTTCATCTTGAGCTACAGCTTTATTAGCTCTTGTTGTAGAGCTTCTAGGTATAGGTCTCATTATACCATCTGAATCACTATATTCTAAACGTATATAATTTACGTAATCTGAAGGGAGAGATATTGTTTTAGTTGGGCTTAATTCAATTTCAATAGATTTTTCAGAATGAAACACATCATAACTAAATTCTTGTACTGCTCTTTGAGCCCAAAAAGCAACCTCATATCTAGGTACTTTAGTTAAAACTTTTCCATCTCCAATATAACCAACTATAAAATTATTTATAATATCGTTTAAATTAGTTCTTCTGTAATATCCTGGTATAGCTAATCCTGTTCCGCCATCTAATGCCGAATAATTATCTACGTCTAAAGGTTTTCTTGATATTGCCATTATTGTTCAGTTGCTGCTATTTGTTGTTCTTTACCTTGTGCAAATCCTGCTACATCCGCTTGTTTAATTACAACTCCAGCATATGATAATATTTTAACTACTAAATCATATTCTTCAGAAGAATGTAATTCAAAGTTATAAGATTTAGCTGGAGTATCGTAACTATCAGTAGATGGGTCAAAAACTGTAGAATCATATATAGGCTTATTAGGTACACCTGCTGCAATTTGCGCTGCAGTAGGCATTACATAACCCCATTTAGGCCTATTAGGTTTTTTTAAATATTCTAAAGTAATTCCTGTAGATATTGAATCAGGAAATATTTTTACACCTCCATTAACTAAAGTATAAACCGGTTGAGTTTTTACAGGAGCAGCTAAAGGAGATAGATTAATATATTTTAAATCTTCATGTGAAACAAAATCTGCGGTTACATTATCAACAGATACAACACCTAGTCTATAAAAATCTGCAGGATATGCAAATATACTATTTGCTTTTGCTGGATTATTTGTAGCATAAAATTCATTAATTTTTTCAGAAGTATTTAATATAGGATCAGCAAAATCACTTGTTAAATTTGCATTTAGCTCATAAGATGATTGCTTTCTAAAATAACTTTCAAATATTTCATTTTGTGCTTGATTTGCTAATCTATTAAATTCTTCGGGTGTTATATATCCACGATTGTCTTTATTAGTAATAACTAATACAGTATTGTAAACGTTATTTATATTTACCATTGATTCTTGTTTTTATTAGTTGGTATAAGGTTAATTTCTTACCTTATACCAGGTATTTATGAAAGCTTTTTCATAATAGATTTCATTAAATCTACGCCTTCATCAGTTTTAAAATACTGCGCTAATGCAGCATAAGGGTGTTGTTCAAATGGTACTGTTAAAACTTTTTTGCCATTAGCAAATTTAAAAACAGTATTATCATCTGTTAATTGTAATATACCAATTTCAACAGCTCTATTAGCTAAATTACGAAGTTTGATATCTTCATCATTAGCTAGCTCTAAAAATAAAGATGGTTGAGATTTAGCAAACTTATAACCATCTCTTTTTAATTCTTTAGAAGATAACTTAGAAACACCAGATCCCATTTCTGTTCTCATTATAGCTTCTAAATGTTCTATATCCATTTCATTAACTAAATTTAAAGCTTCAAGTTCCAATTCAAGAATATCAATTTCTTCTGCAGCTTCTTGAACATCATCAATTTCTTGCCATAATTCTTGCTTTTGAGGATGATATAAAGAAAGTAATTTTTGCAAATTTTGATCTTCTTTTGGAACATACATAATGCCATCTAAAAATACGGCATGAGATAATGTTACAGCCCCATCTTGATCATCTACAAATAATGATCTTTGATTTGTAGCATATCGTATTTCTCTATTTACACCGTCTTTTTCATCAAACCATAGTAAAGGTTTTCTAGCGGTATGTTTTGTTTGGATAGTCCACGATATTGGTGATCTGTTATTTGTAAGTATATACGTTCTGTCTTTTATTTCCCATCCTTTTTCTATAGATGGGGTACTAATTGTTTTTGTTGTCATAATTAAATAATATAAAATAAGAATACTAGGCCCCGAAGGGCCCGTATCCTATAGTTAAAAAACTTATTAAGCTTTAAATAATACAAAATTATTTGCTGCTTGAGTAATAAGGCATCTTTCAGTAAGATAATGCATTCTCATTTCGTCAATATCTGAGCTAGTTGGTCCACCAACAGATCCTGTAATCCAAGATTTCATTTTTCTGTTGTCAGTTTCAGAAGCTCTATATCTTACGTGTAAGAATGGACGCTTAATGTTTGTTCCAAGTTGTTGGTCATAAACAGTTGAAGTACCTGCTGGTACTAAAACTCCTTCTATGTCTCCAAAACCTCCACGAGTTGACCAGTCATTTAAATATTTCCAGTCAGTTTTGTAAAAGTCATAAGATCCTCTACGATATCCAGTAAATCCTAATGTAAGAGCCATATCTTCGCTGTTATTAAATACTCCATAAGAAGTACCTCCAGCATAACCTCCATTTTGTTGTGCTAAAATGTCGTCAATTTCTAAAGAAAGATCTCTATCTAAGAAAAGCATGTTTTCTTCAATAGCCCCTTGCTTATCTAATTGCTTAAGCACAGCATCAAAGTCAGTTAATGCACCACCTCCAGCTGCTTGCGCGCCGAAGCCTGAATATACATTTCCTCTTTCTTCAATTGCATCAAAGAAACCTTGAGTACCACGTGCGTTTTGTGCAGCTAAGCTACCTCCATAAGTTCCAAGTGCAATGTTAGCACCACCTGCAGTTTTTTCAACACCTTCAACCATAGCCATTTCTACGTAGTCTTCCCAACGTAGTCTATTTTCATGCTCTGATTTTAAGTACCATAAATAACCATCAGCTCCATTTTCTGAAGTTACTTCAATCCATCCAATCTGAGCAGTGTCAGATCCGTTGATTGAGTAATGCTCTTTCATAATAATAGGAGCATTAGTAAATGTAGCATAGCTAGGATCTAGCTTTTCGGTAAAGTTTCCAGTACCTTTAGCAAATTCAGATCCATAAACTAAAGCAGTTACTCTTTGAGCAGCAGTTACACCAGCGTGAGCTTTGTATGCTTTAATTTGAAAACGTGTATCTTCAACTAAAGTAACTACACCTTTGATTACTGCAGCAGAACCACCTACCGCAGAAGTTGCGCTAGTTTGAACTTGAATCATAGCTGTTTGACCAACTTTGAAATTACAGTTTCCTGTAGTTGCTGAAGTTAAACCTACACTAGTTGGCTGAGCAGGAATAGTAAAATTTAATCTACCTCCAGCATTAGCATCAGCTGCAATTACAGCAGCAGCACCAACAGCTGGTAACGCAGCAGCAGTCCCTTGAGGGAGTACATTCGCGTAACGAGTGTGTAAACGTCCTTGTTCTGTCCATATGATTTGATCTGATGTTGAAGGCATCTCTGCGGATACCATTCTTAAAAATGATCCGATTGAACGATTTCCGTATCTTTCGACTTCTTTTTCGTATACATCGGGTAAAAATTGTTGTGTCCATTGATCATGTGCCGCAGCAGTGAAGTCAATGTAATTCCCAGAATATAATGTTTTAGACTGGGTTGGTTGTAATGCGGCAGGAATGCCACTAGTAAAAGCCATTTTTGTTTGATTTTAAGTTGTTAATTATTCCATTTAATGCGCAACTTATCAGATGAGTTACCAGATACAACTCTAATTTTATCTCCTTGATTGGTTTCTATTGTAGTATTATCTACTCTAGGATCCATATTAATATTTTTAGCTTGCTTAGCAGCATTTTTTATAGCGTCGGCACGGCCTTGCTCATAAAAGTGATTTGCAATCTTATCTGCATTTGTAGCTGAAAATAAAGCTTTATGATACCCAGGGGCATCTGCTACAGCTCCATCTTTTCCTAAAAACTCATTAACAAAATTAGAAATATCTGATTGATATTGTTTAACTTTTTCAGTATTATCTACCTTAAACCTATATTTGTTTTCTCCGACCTTAAAATCAAAACCTTTGAAATTATCATTAAAAACATTATTTGTTTTTTCAATAAACTGTTTTTGAAGATTATTATATTCTTCTGATTGTTGCTGTGAACTTTTATAATACTCCATAGCTTCAATATATTCAGGAGAAATATTCTCTTGCTTTCTTAACTTAAGATCAGCATAATATTTTTCCTTAGCACTATTAAAATAATTTTGGGCATTATATAATTCTTCTTTAAAAGCTAATTGCTTAGCTTTAACGTCAGACGGTTCATCCGCCTCTTCATCATATGCAAAATTTTTGTTAAATAAAAAATCAACATCATCTGCATCTAAATGAGGTTTTGTACTTTTATAATATTCACGAAGCAATGTGGTATTGTCCATTTTTGAAACATCTTTGTTCAAATTTACATAGTCTTCAACGGACCCACCAGTTTCATCCATAAACTTTACAAGTTTATCTATGTTTTCAGGAAGTTCTTGTTTTGGTGCTTCAGGTGTATTTTTTTCTTCTATTACTTGTTTAGGCTCCTCTTTAATTATTTCTTTAGGTACCTCTTCTTCATTTACAAGTTCTAAAGGTGATTCACTTATTTTTTCTTCTTCTTTTTCTTCTTTTTGCTCGGGCTCTTTTGAATCTTGCTCCCGTACTTCTTTGTCCACTTTTTCGCTATCGCCGGCTCCATCGCCCACAGATATGCTCTCTGCTTCTTGCTTTTGAACGGCATCTTCTTTTGGTGTTGGTGGTTTATCTAAGTTAATTTTATAAACGCCGTCATCTTGCAAACCATATTCTTTATCAACAGTTCCCTCTTCAACGGCTTTTTCTAAAACAGCAGTTTCTTTTTCTTGAGCTGTTTGAGGCTCATTAGAATCTTCTACTGGTTTAACATTAATTGTTTCTTCCATAATTGTATATAATAAAATAGTTTAAATAGTTTTATCTAGGTTCAAATCTTGATAAATCAAAACCTCCTAGAACATCATTGCCTTTTGATTCAAAGGACTTTTTAGGTTTACCAGTGTCAACTGGGCCTGTAACTTTTGAAAGAGATATTTTTTCTTTACTTGTATTTTGAGCATTTACAAGCTCTTTCTGCGCTTGTAATTCTAATTCTTTTAATTGAACATTTAAATCATATTCAAATTGCATAAGCTCTCTTTTTGTTCTAGCTTCAACTTCCATTTTCTTTATTGAAAGTTCATTCTCAGCAGTAGAAACTTGAATTTTAGATTCTGTTTTAATTTGTTCAGCTTGAGCTTTAGCATTTTCAACAACAACCTGTGCTTGGCCCTGAGCTTCTGCTTGTGCAGTACTTGCAGCTTGAGCCTGTTGCTGGTCAACTTGTTGCTTTTTAATTCTTCTAAACTTTAGTAATTGATTTGCAAGTTTAGTATTATTTATTTCTCTTATATCAATAGCATCTTCTAAAAATATACTTTTTTGAGCTAAAGCGGTTTGTATATTAGCTTCTAATAATTGTTTTTCTTCTTGATCAGGTTCAAGTTCTAAGAATATACCAAAGTCATGCATGTGTAATTCTTTTAATTCCTCTAATGAACCTACTGTAAACCTACCTAAGGCTGTAATAAAAGCTTCTTTTGAAGGATGAAATTCTAATACATCCTTAAACCTAAGGGATATAGCTTCAGCTAAGCTGGTTGTAATAAACATACTACTACTTAAAACATGCCTTGTAGCTGTATTGCTATTAGCTGCTGCTAATTTTTGAACTCCTACTAATGCTTTTGGATCTGGATCAGAACCATCACGAGCTTCATTAAGGCCCGTAACATCACGCATCATTTGAATATATTGATTATATGCGCCTATTAAGATTTGTATTTGATTTCCACCGCCTCCTGGTAATTCTTGAATAGGAACTTTACCTGGATTCATTTCCCCATCAACAGTTTGAGATCTACCTATAATAGAACCTGTTTGGAAGTACATGTTTAATGCTTCCTGAGGATTGTAACTTGTACCATTACCTAAATCAATTTCAGCTAAACCATCTGCATCTAAATAAACTCCAGAGGGAGTCATTCTTTGTATTGCTTGCTGTAATTTTAAATGAGTTAATTGAACTAAATCGGCATAAGGAGCCATCTTAGAAACTAAAGAATTTATATTACCTTTATATAATCTAGGAGCGCTTAAAATATAATTCATCATTACCTTATTAGTATTAGATAATGGTCTAATCATATTGCTAGCTTTTTCCCATTTTAATAATTCGTAGGTTCCTAATATAAATGCTCCTTCGTATATTACTTCTCTAGCTTGTGCAACTTTTTTAAATCTAGTTCTTTTATCACTAGGTGGGTCAAAACTATCGTCTTTTTGTATGGCTTTCTCTGCACCACTGGTAGTTTCTTTTATTTTATAAACATTACTTTCCCATGTCTTCCAGTTAAAATATAATACCGTAACAACATTATTGTCATCAATAGCTCCATTACTATCGTTACCTATA